CTAACGTCAAATATTTCAATAACATTTTGATCACTTATTCTAAGCTTATCGAACTTGATAGGACTACCATATTCGTATTTTAACTCTTTTTCTATTCCAGATTGTACTGACACTTGTTTTTTTAATAGATATGATTCTGGGTTACCGTTACCATCTATTTTATATACTGAAACGTCTGTTGGATCCATAGAACTAGAAAATTGAAAATCTACAGGAGCAAGTGAGAAGAATTCTACAGTTGATTTTGCGGCCTTTGCTCTCATTCCTGAATCAACTATGGGAGCATATCTCCAATCTGGGGTTGCATTTATTCCAGTTCCTAGTGCGGGTACTAATAAATAAACATCTAATGTACAACTAGAGGCTACTGATGGAGGAGTTTTATAACCCATACCACGAGCAATAGCCATTACATTAGATCGTTCTTGTGCCTCTGTAAGTAGGCTTTCTCTTAATTGGTTGTCTAAATAGTAGGATAGTACATCGCCAACATAGGCGGCCATTTCTACAAACACCATTGCTGGAGAAGCTTCATTAAAATCTGAAAATGTGTCAGGGAAATAAGTTTTAGAATAATCTATTAACTTATCTCTATAATTTGAAAAGTCTTTATTCAAATATCTTAAATCTTTTTTACTTGTTTGTATTCCCATAGTTAATCTGCCTTAATTTCTAATACTATTGTACGTTTATCTAATCTATTGTTTACTAAACCAAATGTTAATGTTATACTTAGGCCATGCATTCTATCTTTAAATGTTGTTTGGTTTGCTCCATGTTCGGGTATAGAAACATCTAAATCAAAAACTTCTATAAATGGCATCCAAAATTTTATTGCCTCAGATATTTCTTTATCTATAAATGCAACTAATGTTGGGTAATTTGGTTCAAATAATGATTCTCTAAGTCTAGTTCCAAATCTAGGATGCATTACTCTTTCACCCTTTGACGTCAATAATAAATTTTTTAGATTATCAACGGCTTGGTCTATGGATAAGTAGTTTACATCGAAAAGTCTTCCATTACTATCTTTAAATGGTAATTTTAATCCCAATGCAGCATCAACTTCAAAATCTAAAGGGTTGGCGCGTCCAAATTGTCTAGCCCTATATGAACTCCTTCCTAATGGTCTTTCAGTAGATATAACACCATCAGTTATATATCCTCCTCCTTGTGGGTTGGGTCTATCTGGACCAGTAGTTGGGGATGGTTCAATATTTCCTTGAGTATATGTTGCAGGTTCGGCCATTTTTTACTTCTTTTTCTTTTTATCTATTGCTTTCATCAAATCACTATAATCTCTAGTAAATACACTAGCTAATTTATCATCTATTTGTACATGTTTTCTGTCGGATGGTACCATTTGTTCTGCTGTTGGTTTTCCACCAAACATTTTATCAGGTGATTGGAGTCCGAACTTACTAGCTAAGCCAGGACCAGCCAATGCATCTTGCGATGTTAATGTTTTATTACCCATTTTCGGCCAATCTGTATTATTTGCTGTTTCATTTAGTACATTATTTAGTACTGGATCTGCCGTATAATTATGGTCTTGTTTTTTAGGGCCATTAAATAATTCGTTAGCATGCTCCATCATATTAGAAAATTCGTTTGGATTATTTTCTTTTTTAGGTAATACAGCTTTAAGTTCTTCTTTAACAATTTTTTTTACTTCTTGTCGTATAACTTCTCTAATTACTCGTACTAAATCAGATTTTTTCATTTTATTTCTCCTATTATTATTAACGCAGTTGTTCCTATATAAATATCAAAGTATTAGATAACTTGTTATGCCCAGGGTACAGTTACACCAGACACTGTTTGAACGGCAATTCCTTGTAATAACCATGTGTATGTTGCTGTTGTCATTAGTCCTGGCATTACGCCTTTTTCTGTTGTGTCCATTCCATTTTGGGCAAATTGATCCCAAGTAGGACATGGGGATAATGGAGGTACAGATGCAAATGTCGGTAAGGTACCAAGAGCTAAGGCTACAACAAATGCAGCGGCGCCTGCTTTTAATTTATTTAGTCCTGGAGGATTGTCTGCCGGAGTTGCGTCTTCGAAAGCTCCTAAAAATATTGCAAATGCGGCAGCTCTCGCGGCAGCTCCGCTCATTGATGGAGCAGCGGCTGGTCCTGTACCAAAGGCATTATAAAATGCATCTGCCCATGCGTTTGCAAAATCTATCCTAGTTCCAGGAGGACTAGCTTCTATTTGTGTTAAGGCTGCTTGGAAAACTGGAGGTAAAAATGGCATATCTATAAAGTATAATTCTGTGGGCTCAAAAATGTTGAGAGTCTACTTTTAATTGATGAATAATCTGCTGCGTTTATTGGGGGGCCAGATGGACCACATGGAGTTGGATGTGTTTCAACTGCTAGAGCGTCACATAATTCTTCTAATAAACCTAATATAGTGTCTCCTAAAACAACTGGTTCAACGGCATTTAATCCTAAATATATTTCTGGACTATTTATTATTGTTTCTTCTCCTGTGTCTACATTAAAGGTGCCGTTTGTCGACATTCCTATAGATTGATCGGCTATTATTAAAATAGAATCTTCTTTTGCATTAAATAATAATCTATCTGAATTTATTATTACTTGTTTACCAGAATATACACTTGGTGGTGTTGGTGAGTATGCCATAAATTATTCTCCTATACTAAATTATCCCATGTGCCATGGTCTCTTGGTACTCTTGAAAACATTCCTTTTCCAGGAGCATATTCCCAATGCCATCTTTCCTTTTTAACGGATCGTATGAAACCATATTTGTGCATGTTTGCAACCAACCATCGCCATGTTTTTGTAGTTGTTGAATATGCACTTTGGCTTTTTCCCATTCCTGTTGATAAATCAAAAGCTTTACCATTTTGGTGATTGGAGTATCCTGGTCCTGCTGTAAGTGGGGAAAAATATCCGGATTGTCTTTTTTGTGCTGAAAAACCGTCTGAATATTCTCCGGCAGCTGCACTAAGGCCTGATTTTCCTCCGCCAACTTTAGTACTTGCATTTTGTCTTCTAAGTGTCATTTGTCCAGAGGTCGACCATCCGTCTCCTGATGCTTTTTCCATAGGTCTAAATCCACTATTTAATTTTATTGATACACCATCTTTTTGAGCTGCTTGTTTTACTGTTAGTATTTTATCAGCAAATTTCTTATTTACAATTCTTCTATCTATTACTACACATTCTATTTTTTCAACAAATTTACCATTTCTAAATGCATCAAATTCTCCAGCTTCTTCTAATTCTTCAACTGCTTCAGATATTTCTGCATCTGGTTCAACAACAGTTGTTTCTGGAGTTGCAGCATAATCTTCAGCGGTTGAATTTTCACTACCTGGAGAAGAAGCTGCGTTTGCTGCAGAAGCTCCTCCAGAACTAGCTCCACCATCCGTTGTTGTTGATGGACCTTCTGCTCCGGCTACTGATAGTCTTTCAGCACTCTTAGCTCCTGCAAAGCTTTGAGCATATGAATCTGCATTTTGAGATGCAACATCTATTGGTACACTTTGGCCATCACATAGCCAAATACCTGATGCATCATCGTTTATGTTTTCTAAGTGGTATGCACTGTCTTCGGTTGATAGTCCATTTGAAATAATTGTTATTGGGTCGCCATCATCCCCATTGCTAGACCAAGAATTATCAGTAGATGATCCTGCAACTGTGCTGCCAAATCGTATGCTTTGGCCCCATCTACCTTCATATATTATATCACCCTCAAATGGAAAAATTCTTGGTATAGTTTTTTCTTCAAAAGTTTCTCCAAAAGGAACGTCATTAAATCCACCTCTTGAATTTCCAGTAAATCCTCTATAATTTTGAGTAGTATTTTCATCTGGAGCATTTATATTATAACTAGAAGCTGGTAATGCATTATGGTTAACATAATTCCAAATATTTACAATAGACATATAATATTTTGAGGTACCTTCTTTAATTAGTTGTGCTGATTTTGAAGGTGCATTTATTAAGAGTACTATTTCTCCTAATAGTGGGGGATGGGAAACATTAGAATTTAATGGTTGGTACCATTGTAAATTATCAATAGGTTGGCCGAATTGTCTAACTAATGGCCTAGCCATAACTGTTCCAATTACTCTACGCTTGTCTGGACTCCATTCTGGATGAGATGGATCCATAATAATATCAACAACCTCAGCTGGTTCAATTACCTGTCTTATTACATTTTGAGCATTTTGGCTTTTTTGGCCTTGTGGGTTTGGATTGCTCGGTTTACTGGCCGCTACTCTTGGCATTTTCTTCTTCCCATTCTACTTTTGCAGTGTCTTTAACTGTTTCTAATAATTGTTTTTTCTCGTCATCTGATAAGCTAAAATCTGTTCCTTCGATTGTTGACCTAGAATTTGCTCTTTGTATTATGCTAGCCATTTTAATTAGTGCATCATCATTTTTTATTCCAGCATCTATATAATCCTTTATTAGTGGTACTAATATAGTTGCATCAGTTATATTTTTAACTAATGGTTGTAGTTGTGCAATTAAAGAATTTATTTGCTTATCTTTTTTCTTTGAATTAGTATGTATTTCTTTTAATAAATCAGAAAACTTTTTTCCTTCAAATATTTCATCTTCGAACATAATATATCTCCTCGTTTACTATAAATATCAGAGTCTTGGGAAAATAAAAAAGCCCGGAGTTAATATCTCCAGGCTTAATTACTTATTTATTTTTTATCAATTATTTCTTGACAAAAAATGATGCTACTAGTACTAATACTATTAGTCCCGTGAATCCGCCATTACCAAAACCATCTACTAAAGTAGTGATGTTAGCAATTACGTCCATTCCAAATACTGAACCACCAGTTAGTACATACCATAAGATAGTTACTGGAAGTACAGCCATAAGAACTGAACCTAATCCTGCGAATAATCCTGTAATCATTTTTATTACGTTATCCATTTTTGTTTCTCCGTTTTTTAATTGTTAATACTAAGTTGAGAGAGCATCTCGGTTAATTATTTAATTACTAGAAACGGTAAGCCAACCCTAAGTTGAACGTACCCTCTCTATCTCCGTTTGCGTCTTCTTTAAGACCAAGTGTATAATTAGGTTCTACTGCTAACCCTTTCCATACTACAAATGAATAACCTAAACCTAATGTTAAGTTGTCCATCATTTCTTCAGTTGGTGCTTGAATTGAAATATACGTATTCGCATTCCAATTGTAACGACCCCAAAGGTCGTAAGTGTTGTCACCTAATGAATCTTCTCCAGCTGTTATTAAACCAACTGTCCAAGCATCGTTTACTGCGTACCCGATTCCCATATTGTCAGTTAAGCTAGACATTTCCCACTCTGCGCCTTCTTCTGCTGCAGTGTATGTTGTGACTACCATAAAATTCTGTGCGGATGCAAAAATTGCTGCCATGCACAGTGCTACTGTTAAAATTGTTTTTTTCATAAAATTTTCCTCTCTTTATTTAATTTGCTTAGTTGAATGCTCTCTTCGTTTAAGACTTTATTGAATAACCTCGCGCTATTCTAATAACCTTTATTTAATAACCTATTGTTATAACCATGTATAAATATACTTTTTTTATTGAAATGATGCTCCGTTTTCGAAATTTTTATATAGTCTTGCAAAATCGGTCCGTATGACATTAACCACCTTTGTTATGTGTTGTGTTTTAGTGTTAGTCATCTCTCTAATCATAATATATAATGCTTTTTTATTGAAAATTTCAATATTTTTTCTGTCTTCAAATAGTTTTAGAACAGCATATGCTATCCGTTTATCTCGAATAGATTTGAAACTTTCTTCAACTTTTGTGTGATAATGTTCAGTAAAACTAGTCATAAAAATATCTAGACCGTCTCGTTTATCTGAAAGGGCTTGTTCAGCTCCTAAATCTCTTTGAAAATCTATAACGGTTATTGGTGCTTTATTTTTTAAGTCTCTATAGTTTTTATTGTTATTTTGTATCAAATAATTTTTAGTAATTTGTCCAAAATAAGAAAAAGCTTTACCTTTTCCAGGGGTAAACTTATTCATTTTTTCAATCAAAAAGGCAATTACTTCTTGTTGAACTTCTCTTGTTCCACCATCAAAATAATAAAATTTGAAGGTATGAATAATATTTTCTGCTAGTTTTTCAAATGGGTATTTTATGAACTCATTATATACCTTATTTTTTAACCGCGGGTTTTTATCTGATTCTGCGTTATAAGCGATTATAGCTAACTCAGTTTCAGGTGTAAAATACATTCTTTTAGTTCTCGGCCGACCTCTTCTAGCTTTTGGTGGTAATAGTGCATCTAGCCTTTCTTGCTCTCTTAATTTTTCAATTTCAATATAAAAATCTTCTACAGGACTATTTTTTATCATTATCCAACAACTCCGCCAAAGATTCTATTGTTTTTGATATTGCATCAAACGTTGTTCCAACTTCATCATCTGATTCAAATATTTTTTTAGAATCTAATTCTCTTATAGTTTTTAATATATTTTTTAGTGATGCATCATAATTTTGAACCCAAATTGTTGCTTCTTCATTTGCTTCTTCTAATACTTCTATTTTTCTAAGTAGATTCCAATTAACATAAACGCTTGCGCAAAGAATCAAAAATAATATTATATCTAAAATCATTCATTATCTCCAAATAAATCTTTAAACATATCTTGTGCTGAGTTTGGCGGGGTAGATAGGGCTGGTTTTTTAGTATTGGTTTTTGAATTTTGACTGAATGCTTTGGTAATTTTATTACCGTTTTTCCAGTTTTCATATTCAATCCTAGAAGCCATATGATCTGCATGATGGAGTATAATTGGTAAATTGTTCCATAGTGCTTTTTCTTTACCCCATGGTTTAAGATATGCATCATTTGCTGAATCATAGACTCCATCGTGTGTAAGTATTCCTATCATTTCGTTTTGAGAAAAGGTAATACCGTATTCTTGTAATAGCCAAATACTTCTATGTGGTACTGTCATGTGTTGAATATTTGGATTAGGGTCATAAATCTTGCCCTGGTTCTTTCTATGCCATTCACTTGGGTTTGGTATATAATAGTCGTTGTCTTTGTCTCCAACTTTACCTAAATCATGATTAAGAGCACAAAACATAAGTTCTTCTTTTGTATAACCAGATACATCTGCTCCCATTTCTTGCCATTGTTGGTATAATCTTTCTGTACAATCTGCAACTCTTAATACGTGGTCTATATAACCTCCTGGAAAACAATTGTGAAAATGTTCTATTCCAGAGGCTGGAGCAAGTAATGCCTGTTCTTGTAGGTCTTCGTATAGGTTAATTAAATTTGTGTGTCTTTCACCAGAAAAGTTAGTGTCTATTACACTAATTAACTTTTCCCAGTTTTCTGATATTTGTTTTTCTGTTAAATTCATATTTTTATTTTTATTCGCCGTATAAGCTAAATGTTTTTGTTGGTTCGGGTGATACTTCTATTTTATCTATTGAATATACTTTTCCATCTAATGCTGCTAGATGATAATCTCTGCATCCTGTTTTTTGATAAAACCATTCTAATCCTTCTGTTAATGATTCAAATATTAAATCAGATTTACCTATTGGCTTCCACCTATCACCAGGTGGTACTCTTTCTAATACTTGTGTTTTTTGATCGTAATATTCCATAATAAATTTCTATTTTTTAACTATTGTGCATAATTGACTATCACTAGTAAATTTGCATGTTAAAATATTTTCTGTTAGATAATCAATTTCTTCATCCAATAAGACGTTAGACGTCCACCTATTATTGAGTTTAAGTTGACCATTTGATTCATGTATTTGGTAATCAACAACATGAGGAATATCTAATATTCCCTTTATGTTTTTATTCACTTCAGCTTCTTTACCTTGACTAATTTCAAATAACATTCTACGTTGTCTATCTGCTGCACTTAATAAATCTTCTATGAAGTATACTCCACCACTTTTCAAATAGGGAAATAAAAATCCTAAACTTGTTTGTTGGGCATCTGGCATATGTGCTGCATCATCAATTATAACATCAAAATCACGTCCATATTTTTTTATAAAGTTATTTAGGTGTTCTCTATCTAGTTGATTGCCATTAAATGTTTTTATTCCTTCTTTTTCTAATTGTTCTTGAAAATTTTATTTGATTTTTTATCACTAATCTTGCCAAATGATTCTCTAACTGAATTTTCATGATATCCGATAGCGTGGGCCATTCTTATGCACATTATTTTGAATTCTGGGCAAGTCATCTCATTTGGTATTTTTAATTCAATAGATTTTGCTTCTTTAGTTTCGTTACCTCTTTTATATATTAAGAAGTCATAATTTTTTGTATCCATTTTCCTATTCTCTCTAATAATTTTACTGGTAATAATACTAATACTAGAACAAAGCCAATAATTAAAATAATTGTGGCTATTGATATGGCTATTATTGCAGCTATAAGTTCTTCTAGTAATTCTTTCATTTATAGTAATATAATAAAAATAATTCAAACAGGAAAATTTAGGCTAACTTTTTTTATACTTTAACAAATATTCTTCTCTATTAAAGGTTCTTGGAAACTTAGATGTTGCTATTTTGGTGTGATATTTTATCTCAGAAAGTATTATTTTTTTATCTTTTTTCCAACGAGCAATCTGAAGCTGTTTTTTCAATTTGTGTAAGTTTATTGCTGCAGTTGCTATCAGTTCAGTTTTTTCCCTTTTTGTCATTCTTTTAGATTTTTTAGTTGTCTTTTCAACTACTGTAGGTTCAATTTTTCCCTTTAAATCTGATTGTTCTATCCCTCTATGAAATACATTACCATCTTTATCAACAAATTCTGACATAAGTGTCCATCCTCTTGGTCTATCTGATTTTATATAATTAGAAGCCAGGGGTTCCCACATATCCATTACACAGTCTGAACAAGTTATGGATGTTGTTTCTTCTGATGCTTTTGACATTTGGCCACAAACTTTACACTCCATAAATCTATATAGGGATTCTGGTCGTTCATTCCATTTCGAACCATATCTATATTCTATTGCATATTCTGGTTGTTCTTCATTTTCTTTCATAACATTCCCCTTTGTCTTAATTGGCCAACTTGGACTCGAGTTAAATTACCACTAGTTAATTGTTTCTGCCAATATTTTTTATCGTGTCCTCTATATAACTCATAATCTTTAGGTTCATCATTTAATTCTTTCATTTGTTCTTCTGTTGGTTCAACTGTGACTTCTATTTCTCCACCATCTAATGTAATTACTTCGTCAGTATCATAGTGTTGTTCTACAAATTCTGGATATGTTGTTTTTTCTTCTTTTAATTTTTCTTGATTTTCTTTTACTCTAGCTTTCAATTTAGCTGAGGGAGTTGGCCAACCTTCTGGCACTTTATAAGGCTTATTAAATTCTAAACCTTCCGGTACAGACATTTTTACCTTTGGTCTTATTTGAGCGAAGGCCATATTGGCTGATACAACTAGTGCAATTGCTAATGGGTCGAATACAAATACAATAAGTAATAAAAACCAATTAACAACTTCATTCATTGGATAACCTGTAGTTTCTGCTAGATATTTAAGTGGTCCTAATTCTCGTTCATCCTCATTAGATATTTCTTTGTTTAATAAGACCATATCTGTTTTTGTGATTGAATCTAGTACTGCTTCTAGTTTTAGATTAAGGTTATCTCTATCTGTAATTGTAGTTTTTAGTTCTGATTGTAGAGCTCTTCTTGCTGAACTAGATGTTGTTGTAATTACGGTTTCAGAATTCTTATCCCAATAAGATACTGATGTGGGGTTTGAAAGTGATATTCTTAAATCAGAAATTGATTTGTTTATTTGAGTTTTCTCAAGTGTTAAGTCTTCTTTCGTTTCTTCAAACCTAATTTGTTTTTGGTTAAGGATTGCAAGCGACTTGTCAAGTAACTCCGACTGAGTTGCAGTTGATTGATAAGCTCCTGATAGGAATCCGTATATGCCACCAGATGTAATTACCATTAAAACAAATACTGCTATTGCAAGATATGAACGTAGCCATTTGTTTATAGTATCCCAGTATTGATATAATAAAGATGCTACGACTAACTTGGCAAACTCTAATGAGCCAGCCATTATAATTACTTCAGTACTGGCACCGGCAAATAGTTTACTCAATCCATATACAGAATAAAATGCAGCACTACCTGAGACGGCCAATGCTGATATTGTTATAAGAAGGGGGAATAATTTATCTTTCATCTAATATAAGTATCTATTTTAATTTATTTATTTCAAATATATAAGAATGCATAAGTATGCCAGAATCAATTCTATCATATCTATATTCACATAAACTATTACCAGACTTTAACATTAAATCTTTAAATTTATTTAATATTTGTTTTGTCATTGAAGATAAAATTATTTTTCCTTCATATATACTAACGTTGCATGCTGAAGGTGTAGTCATTGAGGATTTAATAATATCTAGAATTGATGTAGGTTTTATTGGCGTAAGTGTTGTGTCCGATAGTGGGTCTCCATTTGCTAATTTGTTTACATATATATCTAATAATTCTGGTGGACACGTATCTATCCAATCACTAAAATAATCAATATTGTTTTGAAATAATATTTCTTTATCTTTTTGACATATAAGGTTCCATAATACGCCAACAACTAAAGTTTCAGTTTTTTCAATATTTTTGTGTAGAGATGATTTGTTTTTTGGAGACAATGATTTGAAATATTCTATAAAGTCAGATATTCTATCTGTAAAGGGAGATTTGCCGAGCTCTTCTATTTCATCTAACTCTAGACTATTGACGTATAGTTCTATATCAATATATATTTTATCCCAAAATTTAGATGATGGGTCAAGTACTTCGTCTATTGTCCAATTATTTTTAATCATATTTTTTATTCCACCACACAAATTATATGTGCACCCACCCAGCTGAACTCTTTTAGCTATCCGCGACGTCTCAGACGCAAATGATAGAGGGTGAGAGTTCCTAATACCCTCTGTATGTTCCTCCACCACCGGGTTGTTTGAAGACCGTACCCTTTTAGGCCTATCGGTTTTGGGTGCTTAATTAAGCCGCCATCGCCATTTCAACATGTTCGCCTGTTATGCGTGACCTTCCTTAAATCCTTATCATTGTGTCAAATCCAGTCACCCCCATATTGTTATTCTTTTAGTGGAGGTGGAGGGTATCGAACCCTCGTCCATCAATGCAGCTAATAAAAGTACTAGCGGTCGTATATAAATATAGTTTTAATTGCCATTATTCTATAATCTGAGCATCTTTAATAGTTCTACATAACATAAAGTTATTGTTCTGTCTTAGTACATGGTCACAATGATGGGTGTTTCTCCATACCTGAAGTACCATCATAAAAGCCTGTTCATCATCTCTTTCAATCCCATATTTTCTTGGGTTGCAATCCTCTATACTAATTGTTCTAACTAGTTGATATGCTTCGTTTCCATTATAGAATATTTTTTTAACCATAACTATTGGCTTGCGGGCCAGTTTTTATTTGTTATCTATAACCTATTTAATTGTTATTGTTTTTTGCAAGCTCACTGGATTAACTGGAATCTCTATTTTCAAGAGTCCATTCTCCATTGATGCTGCAACTTTTGTTAAATCAAATTTAGGACTAATTTTCCATCCTAAATCAAAAGACCTCTTTGCGATACCCCTATGGATATATTCTCCTGCATCGAGGTCTGAATTGTTTGATTCGATACTTGGTTTCGTATAAGAAACTTTCAAACAGTTTCCATCTTCAACATTAAGTTCGATATCTTTCTTTGCTAATCCTACAGCTGCAATCTCAAATAACAAAGCTTCTTCAGTGTAAATAATATCTACAGGATGGTTAATCTTCCTGTCTACACTACTTTCAAAAGCAGATGCTTGGTCAAAGAAATTCTTAAATAATAAGTCTGTTGGGAATAATCTTGTGCCGAATGGCGAGTTTACGAGTGTTGTTGTCATAATAAATCTCCTTAAATAATTTTAATTTTGTTAAACATTAGTTTTAACATATAACCTACTGGCCCGCAGTACCAATTGTTATATAATATAAATATACGAGAAGGCTAGAATTAACTAGCTTTCTCATATTTTTTTCTTGGTAAAGACTTTCTTGTTGTCTTAGTCTTACCATCAGTAGAACGATATTTTTTACCGTTAGTGTTGTGCTTTTTTCTATACGTTTTCTTAGGTTTAATTTCCTTTAAAGCTTCTTTAAGAAGCATAACTACTGTTCTCTTATCAAGAATAGTGTTCTTAAGTTCCTTTATTTTACTACCTAACCATAAGGATGTACCTAATCCGCCAATAGCTAAACCAGCTAATCCATATATAATATTGTTAATTTCCATATTATTTCTCCTATTTTTTATACATTTCTGATTGAACTTCCATAAATCCAACAGGTGATCCAGCAGAATTGGATGTAGTGCCTAGTCTTTTTGCAATTCTAGCAATTTCTTTAGCATCATGTAGCGTTTCAATTAACTTATTACATTCTGAAAATGTAAGGTCAATTTGTTTGCCGCTAATATTTAAGCTACCAATTACTGGTTGATTTGCTTCTCCTATCGGAAATAACCCTGGTTTACTTTTCCAAAATATACTCGCCCAGGTTGGGCCAAATTTTGAAGGGTTAAACTTCGTTCTCTCTGGTCTGTTGTTTTGTTTGTAATTTACTTTGTGTGACATATTAAAATGTTTTTGTTTTGCTTACTCTTTAACGGATTTTCAGCTTACCTCCGGAGTTATATCTTTCTTCTTTATACAACTAATAAATCAATTATATAAAATATAATAAAAATTTATGACATATAAAAATGTTTTTCACTTTATTTTTTTTAATTGAGATATAAACTTTTCTTCTAGTTCAAAAGCATTAAATTCTATATCAAATAATTCTCCATTAGAAATATTTCCAGACTTATATTTTGACTTTGCTTCTTTAACTTCTGACCAAGCATTAATCATGGTATTAAAAATTTTACTTAATTTACTCATTATCCCATTCAATTCCGTCACTTATAGTAAATGACTCAGGTTTTTCAATATAGTCAGTTGGGTCGTATGTTGTCGTATCGCCTGAAACAACAATGTGATCAAGAGATTTTCTTAATTTTCTCTTGTTTCTAGTATTTATTCTATTCCAATACTCTACGGTATCTAAATTGCGCCAAGCTTCCCAAGCACTATTCGAAATTGCTAAGTCTAAGTATTCTTCCCCAATTATGTTTTGGCCGTTTTGACCAATATAAAATTGTCCTGATGGGGTTGAGGTTAGTTCTGCTCCAGGAAATTTCTTGATTAGTCTTTTTTTAGTTCTAGCGAACTTTGACATAAATGCCTCTTTTGAATTTATCATATAACTTTTATTTTTTAATCGTTGTAGTAGCCTGCTAATTTTGTTTGTTCGTTCTTTGTTAGTTTATGAAACCACTCCATAAAATCTGCACCTGTTTTTTTCTTCATTTCTTTTTTTAATTCTTCTAGTTCTTTATCGCTAGCATAGAATCTTTCTCCTAAACCTAAAGTTGCTGTATCTTTTTTGGAGTCTTTTATCAATTCTCTTGGAGAAGTATAATCACCAGACCGTCTTCTAAAAACATCTCCAGTATCAGGATTTCTTTCATAGATATATGGTATATCTTTTTTAGATTTTACGTGGTCTTTATGGTCTCTATTTCTGTTATATTGCTTTGTCAACCAATGGTCAGAACCCCAATCATTTTCTTCTTTATTAGTATCACTATCCTCCAAGAGTTGGAATTCATTAGGTGAAATTAGTACCTCTACCCACTTACAACTGTCTGGGTCTGACACTGAATAATTATTATAGTCTACTTTACCCTTTACCGCATCTTTTATCGGTATCCAAATTTTTATCTTCATAACGTCTTTCTTTTTTTATTATATTCATCAATCATTTTTTTTATCTCTCCACACTTTTCATACTCTTCATATTGTATAAAAAAGTTTATCATTTTATTAGCCAGTCTAATTGGATTTTTACTACCCAATTCTTCTTTCATACCTTGTATACCATAAGTCTTAAATAATTCTAAGCCAGAATTCATAGCATCCTTTCTAACGTCTTCAAAAAAAGCAGTTAAGTCAACCATATCGTACTCTCCATTATTGTGATTAAATATATTCATTCTAATATTATACTAAAAGTTTTTATTTGTTCATATCCACCAGCAAAGTTTGCTTCGGCTATTATATGAATAGTATCATTTTTCATAGATTTAACAGGTGCAAACATTGTATTTACTTCCCCGTCTTCTGTTTGGTATGAGTGGCCATTAATTGTTGGTACTTCAAAACCATCAAACCAAGTTATATAGGAAGTATCTCTATTGCTATATAAATAAATATCGTTTTCTGGGTTATTAAAATGAACTATATAGCCTAATGTATCGCCAATGTACCAATAATGGGTAGAATACCAGTTAATATATGCTAGTTCATAACTATTTTCTACTGGAGAAACTTGTCCGGATATTCGGTGTAAGGTTTGCCAATCTTGAGATAATTGTAAATGGTAATAACCATTAGTATCTGTTTGTAAACCTACATCAATATTGAATTCGTGGCCTATATTGGCCTTAAATGGCTCTTTAGTGCACCCCTGTAAGCAAAATAGTGTAAAGGCTATGCCTATGGATAGTGTACTAATGATTATTAGTCTAATAATATATCTAATGTAATCAAAGTTTTTCATTATATTGTTGCAAACATTTTGTTTAATGACTTTGCTAATGGTACAATTTGATTGGTATTTATAAATTCAGCATCTTTACCATACATTGTATTGAACTGTGAAGACTCGTTTCTATAACTACCAGAAATAAAATAGCTAAGAACCTTAATACCTCTAGCTCTCATATTTTCAACTTGTTTTCTAGTATGATTTGCAGCTGACTCGCCGTAGTAGCAAATATCTTTATTTTCAAAGTAAGGTTCTCCATCAGAGAAGTTTATAAAGTAGCTATCAACACCGCCTGAACCATCAACAATTTCTTTTTGGATGGCTTCAAAACAAAGACCTTCAGGAGTAGTACCTGGACAGTTTATGTATTGAAATAATTGGGCTATTTTAGTAATTTTATCTTTTCTACTGTCATAGCAAATAAAGATAGCTGGAGTGTTTTTGTTTCCAATATCTTCAGTACTTCTATATGAAATAACTATATCTAAATTTTGTACCATTGAAGCTGCTTTTGCAATTGCTACTGTAGCTTTTTGGGCATTTTTCCATTTATTACCGCTCATTGAACCACTAGCATCAACACTAATATGGACTATTGCTGGCTTAAATCTTTCTTCAAATACTTGATTAAATACACTTTGATAGCCATAACCTAGACTAGAAATCAATCTTTTATCTATTTTACCTTTATTAAGTCTAGTATATTTTAATGATTTTTCATCATTTCTAATTTGAAGTTTTCTACCTAATTGGGTACCTAATCTTAATCCATCATTTATTGTTTCTTGATTAGTATCGCTTCTCCATGATTGGGTAGATAATGTGTAATATAGCCCTGAGTCTATAAGGTTTTTAGTTATGTTTTTAACAACTAAACATTCTGTACCTTTTGATTTAGTTGACCAATATTTACCTTGTTGTCCTTTTCCAACTGTTTTAGTTTCTGAACCGGACTCTTGAATAGCTTTAATATTGTTGTTATCTTTTTTAGATACATTAGTTTTTTTGATTTTTCCGTTAAGAAGTTCTTTTTGTTTTTCAATAGCTTTGTCTAAGCTTCTTTTTTGAGAATCTGAAAGTTCAATAGTCTTGGTAGCTTTACCACTTTTTGGGGTAGAACCTTTAGCTGTAGAACCATCATCTCCATTTTCCATAGCTTCTTTAACGGTACTTTCTAAATCTCCAATCATCTTTTCAACTTGTTCATCTGTTACTTTTGAAGTACCTTCTCCATTACATTCTTTATCATCTTCTGTTGGAGCTTCTGAACCATTAGTATCATCATTGTCGCCTCCAGTTTTTTGTTCTTCTTTAAGTTCTGGTTTAGGTATGTTTGATTCTATAATATTAAAAACTTTTTTAGATACTTCTAGAGAATCTTGTGTAGTTTTTAATCTATCAATATTTTTTAGATTTAATGCTTTCCAAATCTTCATTAAGCCAGGAAGAGCACTAAAGTTTCTATTAGAATTTGTAAGGTTAATTAAGCGAAACATATAAGAGTCTAAGTCTAGACTAGTTTTTTCGTTAGATTGTAGAGCTTTATCAATAATATTAGAATGGAAGTATTTGTCATACAGTGCTTCATAGTAACCTTGGTAACCTGGAGCATTTTTGTAAATGTAATTGTCAATACGTCTATCTTCAACGTAGTTTAATATTTGTTTCAGAATATTCATAATATGGTCTGTAGCTTCTCTAGTATTTACAATACCCGTGCTAACATATTCAGCTTGCTCTTCAGACCAATCTTGTTCATAATAATTATATTTTTCAGCAATTGCATTCAAATCAAAATTATCAATAACATAAAGATTTAGTTGTTTTAGAACATCAAAATCTGTAAGAAGACAGTGAGAACCTTCGTGAAGGGCTAAACCAACAGTAGGGTCGAAGTCTTTATCTTTGATATTACCAGAAATAACAACTGTTTTACCATCAGTAAAACTTTCATCTTTGTTATTATATTTGACAGGTATATTTTCTCCTGTTACGATTCTTACGAAGTTTGAAATAGCTCTAAGTGTAGCTGCCATCTTTACATAATCTTTGCCAGGCTTAATTACCTGACCAGTTAGAATGTCGGTATCATCATCGTTATCGAAGTCGTACCAGAATGAAGAGTTTGAGTAGTTTGTTGACATAGTTTAATTGTTTTTATTTATAGTATAAATATAATCATTTTTTACGACATATGAAAATATTTCATATGACAATGTGTCTCATTTATATGACAATGTGGCAAAGTTATTAACATTTTATTTATTGACTTTACCACTTATAAATTTCTTTTGTTTAGCGATTGCATCATCTAGTTCAGAATCACTGTTTGTATTTTTGGTTTGTTTACACAATAACTCCTTCTGAGAATTATTGATATTTTTTAAGTTCTTAAGTTGATTGGGTGATAACTCAAATTTAGGTTTAACTAACTTGGTATCTTTATCGAATATTCTATTATTAGTCATACTAGAGTAAATCATATAACCTCTACTGTATTTATCAGAGGGTACGTGTATAGTATACTGTGGAATACTGTAATTTGTTTCTGTATGGTCCCAATCTTCACCCATATAATTTAAGGATGCAATTTGACCAATATGTACAGAACCATCGAAGAACTTGAATTTAACTGTTTCTCCTAATTTGTACTTGTGTTTTGCTTTTTTCATATCTTTATTTTTTATTTTTAATTTCTTTGAATGTTTCAATAAGGCCTCTATCATGGTGATTTCTTAGCTCAATATCGTTATCTATCATAACTTGACAGATGTTCATACCTGTGTCACCTCTGAACTTAGGCGTCCATCCGGAGTCCTTTAGTCTTTGTTGTTCCTTTAACAGGGATGTTAGTAATTTGCTCATAGTTGTAACGTTTTATTTATATATAAATATAATCATTTTATTTCAATTCTGAAAATCAGGGTGATAAAGTTATTAACAATTTAATTGAAGTTATTAACAATTATATATTAGTACCCCGACGGAGAATCGAACTCCGGTTACATGGATGAAAACCATGCGTCCTAACCACTAGACGACCGGGGCGTGGCGCGCGCGATTTACTCATGAGGTGGTCCTCGACGCGGTGGTTTCGGAATTATCCTCTAGGAGCTCTCCCGAGCCAATTAGGATATCTCTTAACTTAGCACATTTCTCGTATTCCTCAGTTTCAATGAAATAGTCAATCATTAGTTGTAGCTCTTCAGTATCAGGAGTCTCATCAGGCATCGTAACAAAGCTTTGGTCTCCTTTTCTTTCAAGT